TCGACCTCTTGGATCAACCACCCATAACAAAGCGTCAAATCATTGACGATGTCTTGGTCATGCCGGATATCGATGCCGTACTTATCGTTTACACGCGCTACCTCTTCCGCTGCCGCGCCGGGGGTTTCCGCCGGGTCGTACTGCAACGAGACCCAGTTGACTTGACTCTGGTCAAACTTGAGGCAGAAATTCTCCACCAAGTAACCCAGCGTCATGGACCGCTCTGCGCCCTTGGTGAGCGCACTGCCACCCACCCACGAGAGGCCGATAGAGACTTTGGCGCCCGCCAGTAGCGTGTCTAGCCGGGCTGCGGCAGCGTTGGGCAGTGCGTCGAACGGCATACATGGCAGATACGCCGCGTGCTGGTTCTGCCACGAGTCGGCGTCTGGGCGGAAATACTCAGCCAGACCGAGCAGAGGGATGCGATGCGTAAAGTCGAAGTGCTGCGGCCACGCAAGGTCAGCTTCGCTGACCTTGCGGGTGCCGTAGACAGGGATGCGGGTGCCAAACGCTGCGCGAGCGATGGTGACAAGCCGGGGGTGAGTTTCCAGCACCATCTTGCCGTTCACCCGCTCGATCATTTCGTTGATCATGCCGTAGCCCATCAACTCGTCACCGACGCCTTGTTCGCCGTACACCACAACGGCGCCTTCTGATCCGTCCCAGTAAGGTATGTCCTCGAACCGGCGCTTGCGCTGGGTTTGGTTGCCCTGCGAGAGCGTCGCGCCGTGGCGATAGAGCTTCCACCCTTCCGCCCATTCGCCTTTCTCCAGAAAGGCGAGAGACTTGTTCCACAGCCCGTCGGAGTTCTCAGGGTCGATCGCCAGAAGCTGGTCGGCGTACTTTATCGCCTCGTCTGGCGTGTGCATGTTGATGCACGCGCCAGACATATTGGCCAGCGCACGCTGGTCGTGGGGGTCAGCCGCGAGGATGCGCAGCAGATGCTCGCGGGCGTACATCGTCCGCCCTGTGGACTGTAGGAGAAAGCTGAGGTTTAGCGCCGTCGACGCTGTCCACTGTAGGTTCAATGAGTGTTTAAACAGCACCTCCGCGAGTCCGAGTTTTTCGGCCTTGAGGTACAGAGTTGCTAAAATAAACACCAACATGGCGTTGTCGGGCTCACGCGACAGAGCGCGCTCCGCGTAGCCTGCGGCTTGCGCGAAGACGCGCATTTCAACTTCGTTTTCGTTCAGGACGGCAGAGATGAACTCTAGCTCGGATTCCATTTCTGGGTGACGAGCGAGATCAACTGCCACAGACAGGTCTAGTGGGGCATTGCTCATGGTGGGGGATTCCGTGTAAGAACAGGTTTTTTTTTATATTTTGTCAGCACGCAAAAAAGCTACCCTCCAGACGGAGGGCAGATTTAGACGCTACATCAGAACGTGTACGTCACCTGGAAGTTCGCGACTGCGGCAGCGCCTGCGGTTCCCGACACTTTCGTGGCGGTAATGAACCGGCGCCGTTCGCCGTTCGCCTCATCAGCCGACATAGTGACCGGCTTGCTGAGAGTAACGAGCGTGTCAGCAACACCAGCCAGAAAAGCTGACGCAGATAGCGACCCGTTCTCGGTGCGATAACCGTAGTTCATCACACACGCCGTTTCGCCACTGATGTGCTGCACTTCCAACTGAACGTTCTTGGCGTTCGGGGGGATAACGCACATCAACGCCATGCCAGACCCGGACGCGGATAGCGACGAGAGGCTGGCTTGGCCCGCAATCACGTTGATAACGTGGTTGCCGAGGGGCTGCACCGAAGCGGCAGCAAGAGATCCTGTAATCGTGACAGCCATTATTTAGGCTCCCTTGTTACTGGTTGCCGGAGTAAGAGGTCGTCAGCACGATGGACCCGAAATCAGAGCCGTTGTACTGAGTCTTCTTGAGGCCGGAAATCATGCCAGACGACACGCCCAACTGGTTGCGGTAGTCGAAAAGCTCTTCCACCCAGTTAAACTTGCCCATCGAAAAGCCCTTGCCGAACGCGAGCATCCCGGCCTGAGCCCCAGCGAAAATGGCACGCCGAGTCTTGGTCACAGCGGTGGTGGTGTTAGCACCGGCTGGTACGCGGGTGGACTCGTGCAGCACGACACCGTTGTAGATGCCCAACGCCCCGGTAAAGATCGGGTTGTTGTTTACACGCCCGCCCTGCATGGCGGCTTTCTGCGTGTCGTACCACGTGATCTTGTTCGCGGTAGCATCGGTACGGAGGTCGAGAACCTGCTCGGGCGACAGGAACATCACCCAGTATTCGTCGCCACCGTCTTTCAGTGGGCGAATCTGCGGGCTGATGGTCTTGGCGTGCTTCACCAAGTAGTCGATCGAGGTCAACTGGAAACGGTTGGTGCTGGACGCGGAGCCGACAGTTACGTCGCTCGCGTGGGTCGTACCAACAAGCTCGGTCGCACCGGCGACCTGATGGAAGTGATGGTTCGCGTCCGGTGCAATTGATGCCTGCAACCCGGTATAGCGCGTATCAACCACAGCGGTGTTGCCGCCAAGCTGATTGAAGAACCAAGTATCGATGCGGTCTGCGAACCAATCCTGCAAACCAACGCGAGCTTCCTCACGAATGGAGAACGGGATGCGCTGCTCGGTCATCTTGCCGCCCGACCGTACTGCGTGCCGCAGTTGGTCAATCAGCAGATCGTCGGTGTAGGTGGTCAGCGCCTCTTCGTTGCCTTCCAGAGTGCCGTCACCGAGGACACCGTCACCCGACAGAAGCATACGGAGCGTGCAGCGGACGCGATCGCCGTCGCCCTTCGAGGTGTCTTCGACTACCTGTAGGACGGAATTTGAACTTTTGCCGGTGAACTTGCCCACATACGTTGCCTTGAGCGCTTCGCGAGCCAGCTTGCGGCTCCAGAGCTTGACGGCTTCGGGGGCGTTCACACCATAGGTCGTATTAGCCATTTGGCCATCTCCTGTGAGTGTTTAAGCAATTCCCATTGCCACTATCGCGGGCTAACGTATGCGGTGATGACGCTCACAGCGGGCGAAGCTGCGCTGAGAAATCAGCGCAGCCCAAGGTTAACACACCAATGTGTTTAAACCATACCCTCTTTCGCGTGCAGGTCGTGCCAGTTATCGCCGGCGGTAGCTTTGTCGAAATCCGCGTCCGATAGCTTCATCAGGTCACGGATGCTCTTAGGCCCAGACTGTCCGCCCGTCCGTGAGCCAAGCGAGCTTGGGGTCTGGCGCTGTAGGGCGCCGGTCGCCGGGGGTGCCTGCGGCTGGGTCATGGAGTAGAAAGCCTCGGCAGGATTCCGGCCATGCGACAGAGCCGTCTGAATCACACCCATAGCCTCGTTAGTGACCATGTGATTGGCTTGCTCGGTGGTCATGCCGGTGCTCACCCACATCGCCGCACGCTGGCTTTTCAGCGCTTCGACACGCTGGTAGTAGTCCGGGTTCGACTGGGCATACTGCTGCTCTATGCCGTTGAACGTGTTGACTACGTGCTGAGTCTGCCGCAGTTGCTGCTGTTCCGCCTGCTGAGTCTCTTGGCTGCGCGCCTGCTCGGCAATACGCGCTTCAAGCTGTGCCTGTCTGCCGACGATATTCCCCGCAGGGTCATCATCGAAATTCGGGATCTGCTGCTGCTCTGGCTGCTGCCGCTGGCTCTCCAGGTAAGCGTTGAAACGCTGTTCTTGAGCCTGCAACTGGGCCTGCATCTGCTCGGTACGCTGTCGCTCGGCGTTACGCTCGCTGACGAGTTCCTGTATTCGGTCTTTGGCTGACTTGCCTCGCTTGGGCTTATCATCGTCAGTAGCGTCAGCAGCATCAGCCCCGCTGCTATCAGCATCGTCGTCGCCACTAGCGTCATCAACAGTATCAACTTCTGGTGCTTCTGGTGCTTCAACGACATCTGCGGGTTCGTTATCCGTGGACGAAAAATCGAACGTGTCTGCTACGTGGTCAGCGATAATCGCTTCATCCGTTTTCTGGTCGGTCATTACTTGTCTCCTACCGCTGCGCTGCGGCCATGCGTGAGGTGGTGAGGTTAGTACGCGCCTTCAAAGTCGCTATATCCATCTGCGTTTCGGCGGATATTTCGGCTGTGTCCAGCTTTGCCATGCGGTTTAAACGTGCAATCTTGAACTGGGCTTCCAGTTTGTCTGCTTCTGCCTGATAACGCGCGGCAATCTCGGCGCGTTTGTCGGCACGCTCCTCCGCAGAACCCTCTGCGTTGGTAACGATTTCCATTTCGCGCAGGCGAGCGTCCAAGAGGATCCGGCGCTGGTCGTGCTGGTCCTGCAAGTCCAGTTCGCGGTTCTTGGTCTGCTCCTGCATCTGAGCGATTTGCAGTTTTTCCTGCGTTTTGGCGTTCTCTGCCTGCATCTGCTGCATCGCTTGCTGCATCTGCTGGATCTGCTGCTGCAATTCCTGCGGGCTACCGCCCTTCTGCTCTTGCTCTGCGACGTAGTCCATCCACTCGGTCGCCACCTTGTCAGGCAGCGGCGTGTACTTGAGCAGCGCGGGCGGAATCGGGATGCCAGCTCTCATAGCAGCGGGCAGGATGTTCTGGAGCGTCTGCCACGCTTCGTGCTTCATGTTCGGGCTGGTTGGGCTGTCATCTATGACGATGTCATAGCGCCGCACTTCCTCGGCGTTCCAGTCTGGGGGTAACTCACGGTTGGTGATGCGCGAGATCGTCTGCGTGTCGTAGGTCTCGACCAGCAGTTCGAGCAGCGCCCGCCCCTGAATCTTCCGGTACTGCTTGAGAGCCGAGGTCATCGGCGCCAAAATCGTCAGCGCGGACTTTTTGCGCTCGATCTCCAGCGTGCCGGACTGCTCATGCCCGACCATGCCCAGCATCTCCATGTTGATGCCGGTGCAGTCGCGGATACTGTTGATGGCGAACGACATCAGCTTGTCCATCGACTGCGGATACTCGCCGTGCGGCTTCGGCTGGATAGCCCCGCTGGCGAGTGCGCCTGATGCAACGTAAGCGATGCTGTCAGGCGACGCCCAGTTGTCTTCAAACTCGTCTTTGTCCTCGACGGCGTCCTCTTCAATGATCATGCCGCCTTTGGCGTTGACCTGAATGATGTAGAGCGCCTGAGAAAAGAACGTGTTCGCCCACCGCTGTGGGTCTGCCATCTGTTTAACCAGCCCATACCAAGTGCCGCTCTCCTCATCACGCTTGCCGGTGATGAAGTGAAACGAAAAGCTGCCGGGGGTCAGCGTCAGGGTCTCTTCGACCAGCGTCTTACCTACGACAATCTTCTGGTGGTACTCCCACTTGCGGATGCGCTTCGAGTCTTGCTGCTGCATCGGGTCCAGCTTGTCGAAACGGTCGTCAGGCACCTCGATGTAGCTCCCGTCCGTATCGCGGACGAGGTAAACGGTCACTTTCTTGCGGTACTGGTACTGGATAACCAGCACCTTGCCCGTCTCTGCTTCGTCAGACCGGGGGTTCTGGTCTTCGCGGTACTTCCACGAGGTCGAGGCGTCATGCTCGCCGCCCTCGGTGTCGTCGCGAAACATGGCGTCGCCGGAATCCATCTCGTCAGCGAACTCGGGCCATGTCTCTTGGGCTTCTTCCAGATCCCACAGCTTTTCGCGCAGCACCCAATTGGCGTCCTGCATACAGCGTCGACGGGCTTTGGGGTCCCAGCGCATCTCAAGCGGCGGGACGCGCTCGATGCAGAGCTTGCCTTGCGGGTCATCCTCGGTCGACATCAGCGTTTCGCAGACGCCTATGCCGCAGGTGATCGCGTCGGCGTAAGCCTCGCTGTCTTCGTCTTCGGCGTCGCACCGGTCGCGGATGTACTGAACCATGTCCGACATGGCGCCAGCGATCGGGTCGTCGTCGGTTTCGCGGCCCTTAAAGCGGACCTCGCGACGGTTGTCGGTCTCGAAGCCTGAGATCGAGTCAATCACGGGCGCGATGCGGTTAAACGTCACCACCGGGCGCTGGTTTTCCTCTAGCTTGGCGAGGTCTTCCTCTTCCCACTGGTTACCGTGACGGAAATTGAACCATAGTCGGCAGTTATCCCGCCAATCAGCTTGATTGCCTTCCATTGACGATTTGCGCGCTTCGTACACGTCAGCAACGTCGTCCGGGTATTTCTCGTCGGTGTCGTCATCAAGCATTACATTGACTGCCAAGTTTGCCCGCTGTGGCGGTTCTGCCGGGACCGGCGAGCGTAGCGATCCGGCGGCGTGTCTTCCACCCGCGAGTTGCGACGACCGGTGGCCAGATAGCGCAGCGCGTCGCAGCCGTGGCTAGACCAATCGTGCACGGGCATTGGCAGGTAGTCCCGTGTTACCCGATCTTGTTTACGCCGATAAGTATACAGCGCATTGATAAGTCGCTCACATTTCACGGCATCGATGTTTACACGCGACAACATTGCCTGCACAGAAGTGATGCCGTCATCTACCTTGAGCTTCGGCGCAGCTTTGAACTTCACGCCCAGTCTGGCGGCTATCTGCTTGGTCGATTGGGCGGTTTTCTGCCCATATTGACGCTTGACGATGTCCCACCCGGCTATGTGTTCTCCGTACTCATATCCTTCCTCTTGCGCTTTGTCGCGCACGAAGCGTGTAAACGTCTGGATGCCTTCGCCAGCGCCCTCATGGTAGTCGATGATGTTGACCATCCCGCCCGGAGGAAGCTGAAAGAAGATGATCGCCGTCGTGTCGACGCCGACATCCCATGCCGTATGCACCGGCAGGTCTTCCATGTGCGGTATCGAGGCGATTCGGTGCTGCTTCGCCATCTTGTTCATGTGCGAGATGTAGTAGGCACCTTCCATGCCGCCCTCGAAACTGCACATGAACTCTTGCTGAATTAACTCCTCAGACATCCCGGCGTCGCGCTCGGCCTGGAGGTCTTCCGGCGTCAGCACGCCGGTCTGCAACACGTCTAGTTTTTCGACGTACCACTCGGGGTTGTTAATCGCCATCTGGTACAGAGTGTGCAAATGGTTCGACTTTCCACGAGGCGTGCCGTTGAACAGTGACCAGCCGCCGTTTTCACGCAAAATTGGGCGAATAAAATCCCACCCGCGCGGGTCTTGCAGCGAAAATTCAGAGAAAACGCACCCTACTGGATTTGTGCCGACGATAGAGTCGATATTGTCAGAGCCAACGAGCTGAAAGACGCTGCCGTTC